TTGCCGATTAAAGACCCATTCCGGATGGAGATGACAGGATGAAGAATATGAACTCAAGCGCTTGGTATCCTACTTCTAACCCTTTGTCCTTTGACCCTTTGAATAGGGTTTCTGCAGCTGTTAGCTCTTCAGTTAGTTTGATAATCCCCATCCAAGCCTCTTTTTCCCATCGAAACCTATTCATTAGGAAATGCTTGATGTAGTCTGTGAATGTTTGCGCATCAGCCTTTTCGCCAATTGTGTACTTCGATGTTTGCCATTCCTTTACAGCTGCCTCAAATTCTTGTTTGGCCTGTTCAATTTCTTCTTCTGATGGCTTATTAGTTGAAGCGTCTATAGAGATCTTCTCTAGCTCATCCTTGAGATCATTCGCGTTGTTGATTTCTAATTCCATATGTTTTAAGTTAATTGTTCAAATAAAAATCCCTGGTTATTTTTTATATGCCACTGTTTAACTAGTTTGGAGAATTCATTCTTTTGCTCCTCTAGTTCTAAACCCTCACATACTATTTCCTGTAATAAGTAACTTTTTGTGTTAACTGCAAGGATGGACGCCTTTTGTACTTTCACATCCTTATCCTTTAGCATTTCCTCTATTGCAAGTGCATACGCCCCTAACTGTCGTTTGTACACCAACTCCTTTATGGAGCCCTTTTGTATAGGTTTACTAACAGTCTTGAAGTCAGTCACAACTCGCCCTACCCCCTTTTCATTGTAGAATACATCAGTCTTTCCCCTAAAAAATAACGTCTGAGAGTATAGACTCAACTCTGTTCCTATTAGGTCTATGTACGCGTTGGCGTAGTCTGAATGGTAGAAGCTAAAGAACATTTCTCTTCCCTTATCAATACGGTCCATTGGTACTCCTTCTTTTTCAAGAAGAGCTGGTGTGACTTGTTGTGTATGCCTAAGGGCAGACGTAGGGTCCTTTGTAGCCGCTAGATCCTTTAAGAAATTCTCTATAAAAGCATGCATAGAGGTTCCCCTATGCCAAGCTGCTTCAGTGATCTGTTTGGCCTTTTCCTCACCTACTTCCTCTACAAATTTTAAGTAATCAGGGTCAACTATCATATCGCCTAGGACTGTAGTAACTCCAGGTACTCTCAAGGGGTAATACGCAGTAGGATTTCCATAAAAATCCTTTAACCACTTGACTTTTTTAATGTTAAAGTTCTCCATTAGATGGGTTGTGCAATGCTTGTGATCTTGTGAATTAGGTCATACTTTAGGGTTAACCATATAATTGCCCCTATGACAATGGACCTAGATAGTACCCACCATAATGATAGACCATTAAATGCAAACCTATACATGACGCCGTATACTCTTGTTGGTTCATTGTCCTCATCATAGAACTGACTGAACTCTGGGACAATGTACTCAGCAAATTGTAGTTGTTCATCAAAGTACCTATGGACAGGCGCAAGCATTTCAACTATCCTCATTCGTTTTATCTCCTCAGGCAACTGCATGTCCTCCTCAGGAAGTACAACGGGAAGGTAGACAACATAGAAAAAGTTATGCTTCATCTTGAATGCATTCCATTTAGACTTAGGGTTTGCTTTTTCCCTATTTATAGTACGTATCCAGTCAATGTAGTTCTGGATATCCTTTACCACCATCCAAATGGTCCATTTTTTGGGGTTCAAACTAATCATGTTCTTCTTGGTAAGCTTCAATTAACTCAGGGTACTTCCTACATAGGTTATCCGCAACATCTTGCCTTGCTTTTCTTAGTCGGGTCTTAACCGTGTTAAGGTTCCAGTTAAGTATCTCAGCTATGTCTTGTAGTTGTTTTTTATTCACCTCTCTTTCAAAGATAACAGTTTTATAAGGTTCTTCTAACTGCTGTATCTCATTCAATGATAAATCGTAGAGGTGCTTAGTTAAGTCTTCGCCAGACGGTCCTATGCACTCAATGTCCATACTGAATGTACTAGAGTACACCTTTAATAACTTGGACTGGTTTGCTGACATCTGGTCATGTGATAGGTTACGTTTCATTATACGTAACTGTCCTAATGCTTCGTTCTTTGCAATTGCATATGCCCATGTTGAAAAATTCCAATGAGGGTCATACTGGTTTATTTTCTCCCATATACTCACAAATGTTTGGGATACTATTTCATTGCATAGATCCCTGTCTCCATTTGCATACTTACTCACAAATAGCATTAGACCAGGTTTTAACCTATTCATTAGTTCTTTAAAATCACTTTCTCCTCTTGTTTGGAGAAAGTTTATTGCTAAATTTTGTATTGATATTGTCTTCTTTGGCTTTGATTTTTCTTTGTGCATAGATGTACTATTAAGTGTTATTTTAAGTTCAAAGAACCTAAGTAGCCCCAAACTATTTGGGGCTACTTAGTTGATAGGCAATTACTCCTCTAAGATCTGCTCAACGTAGCTGTTAACATTCGTGAGAATGCCGGCTACTTGGATGTATGGGAAATTACCCAATACATTGATAATCTGTGTCAATGTATTATGGTCAATAACCTCTACATTGATAGCGTTCATAATGGCTGCGGTCTGGTTGAATGGGTAGTTCCCAATGGCCTTAATAACAGCGTCCTTGAACTCGGGTTTTACTCTGTAGGTTGGTACATAAGGTTTAGTTTCAACCTGTTGTGTTGCATCAATTTTCTTTTGATCGCTCATACTTAAAAGTTTTAGTTACTATTATATATCGATGTTTACTGAAAGTTTTTACTGTTTAGCTAAAATAATCCTGTCTGGCGTGTTAAGATTTTTTAAAAAAGTTAAGGTTCTGTTAAAACATACCCATCTGATTTTAACCTGCTCAAAGAGTCCTCCATATCTTTTGACAGTATAAGATGGCTATCCGTTATCTCACCTGATTTTCTCTTATATGTGACAACAGATATTAACCATTCATCAGGCAGGTCATCTGTCATGTACTCTACTACTAGAGGGGATCTTGGCTTTGTGAGCTTGTACAACTTCTTGTAGTCCTTGTACTTATCGAGTGTTTTTGGCATGCTATTAATTTATTGCATTTTCTAGCGTACTCTTGTACAGTTTAAAAATAGATTCAGGACTAAGTTGTTCCCCATTCATTATACCATCAACAACTACACAATCATAGTGAGATTTCATTGTGTCTAGGTATATTTCACGCACTCTTTTTTGGAAGTTTATGTCCTGCTCATGTACGTCTTTGGCGCCATTTAAGTACTCCCTGTTCTGTGCAGTATCCCTTTCTGCCATTCTCTTGGATGTTATATCAGTAGGAACATCCACCATGAATGTTATATCAGGGTATGGCAATCCTAGGAATGCAAACTCAAACTCAATGATCCAGTCCCTTAATTGGTCTACACTATCTTGCGGCACTTTCGCACATTGGTATGCAATGTTAGAGAAAACATAACGGTCGAGTAGGACAACATCATATTTTTCTAAAGCATCCTTTAGCTCTGGAAGAAATTTATACCTGTCCATCGCATATATATTGGCTACAAATAATGGGTCAACTTCATCGGCATTTCCAAATTCTCCCCTAAGGAATTTAGAAATAATCTCAGAGAACATGTTATGTCCATACATTGGGAAATGGTAATGAACGTGTTTTATGTTACGACTAGTTAAATACTTAGATATAATTTCTATCTGAGTACTTTTACCTCCCCCATCAATAGATTCTAAAACGATTAATTTTCCTCTCGCCATGTTTTTAATTTTTGTTTATACCTATCAGTAAATTCTAATTTTCCTTGCTCTATTAATAATAGTATGTCATTAAATGATAAAGTTTTGGCTGGGCATAACATTTTATATTTAAACCCTTTTTTCTTACAAAATTCTAAAGCTGCTAGCCTTTTTCGTCTATTTGTATCGCTGTTGTGCAATTTTTTGGGCTTTACCTCTACCATGTATTTTTCGTTTAGTATAAAATCAGGAAAATAGTTGGCATCGTCTCCTTTATAATCTATGTATGGAATCATGTACTTTCTTTTTTCTCCTGACTCCCAAGTAAACCCAAATCGTTCAATAACATTTACCATAAATGACAATTCAGTCAAACTTCTAAAATACCATCCGTTATACCATCCAGACCATCCGTTTCCTGAACCCTTTGGAGAAGGCTTTCCGTACATTGGATTATTTTTTCCTGATGTAGATAATGATATTTTACGTTTAATTTCTATTGATCGCTCTCCGTATAAATCAAAATAAGTTTTATTTTTTTGATTTATGGATGGATGCGTTCCGTGCCATTTTCCATTAAAATTTGGATTTTTCTCCCCTTTAGTTTGCTCTGAATGTTTTATTTTTATTAATAGTGCTTTTTCAGTACCGACTATTTCTTCAAGCGTTTTACCTTTATATTTTTCTACATATGACTTTCCTGCATTTATGTATTGTTTTCCTCGAATTCCTAGTTTGATTTGTTCTCTTTGTTTGCATCCTCTACATAAATTTAGGCCGTATTTTTTAATACCGTTAGATTGAGAATAAGGGGTACATTCCCATTCTTTAGAACAACGCTCACATATAACGAGAATTTTTTCACTCATAATTGTTGATTTTATTTATATATTAATCCAGTTGTGTCATTTCCTTCCAGTTTTGGATAAGTTGTAAAAAACCGCAAGGCTCGATAATCTTCATGGACTACCGAGCCTCGAATCCCCTTCTTCCGAATGGTAAGATGGGCTATTCCTTATTAATATACTTTGGCAATAACATTTTTGGTAAGTAGAATACCAACTTGTTGAATAGTATGCCTACAGAAAAGCACGCAAATAAATTCCAGTCCAATGAGAACACTGAGCATATACCATACCCATAGAAAAAAGACATCACGAATAGGTCAAAGAATACTAAGATACTATTGAATGTTGATATGGTTGCCTTTTCTTGTACTAGTTGCTTTGTTGGTTTGTCTTTTGCAGGAAGTGGCGAGCCGTTCTTGACAGCATTCAACCTATCACTTAGTGCAGTGTTACTTATCATAATGGTTACTTTTTATCAGTGGCTGTTTTTGCTTCTACTTTAATCTTTGGCTTCTGATCATTGCCCTCTTTCCCATCTTCGCTTTCATTCTTTGGTTTAGGGGCACTCTCGGGTTTAGATGTATTCTCAGGTTTTAGGTTACCTGCGTTGTCGTCAGTTTTTTTGCTCTCCCCACCAGGGAACTTAGTCTCAGGGAATGGAACTTTTTTCTCCCTAGATTGGTCTGAGTTACCATACATACCAGGTTTAAAATCGTTAACTGATTTTTGGTTGGTGTCCATATTATACCCAGGCTTGAACTCATGAGACGACATTTCAACTTTAACTTCAGTTTTTCCTCGCTGAAACTCCTTCTTCAACCAGTCATATGCCTTTCTTCCGTCCTCAGGAATGACCATGCCATCCTCAGGAACAGATTCTTGTTGTTCGTTGATTTTTCCTAGACTCTGTTCATCTACATTACTATGGAGCTTTCCAAGGTATTCATGAATGTTAAAACTTCCAGCTTTCATAAAGTAATATTTTTATTTATATATTCTTGCGTTTTAGTTGCTATTGTGATGTTTAAAGGATGTACACATAAGCTGTGCTCCTTTCAGCTTCAACCTCTTCCTTTGTTAAGACTGTGAATTCCATAATCATTTTTCTTTATATATTATGATTTTCGTAAAATTACTTGGTTGAGGGGCAGGTAGTACCTTAGGCTTATGACCTGTTACCACTTTGTTATTACACTTTTCTTTACCTTCTCTAACCATAAATACCTTGTTAATAATTTTTTTTCATATGATAAGTCCCATTTAATGTTGGCCGTTATTATTTTATGTAGTTATGTAAAAAAGTTTCATATTTTTTCAAAATTTATTTTAAGTTTCGAAAATGTGTTGTATATTTGCAGTAAATACTTTAACCTATGACAGATTCACAAAAACGTTACAAAGAGGTCTTAGATGCAATTTATGAAGATTGCCAAAGACAAGGCTCTATTAAGGCCATTTACAACTATGTTAAAACCTATGGTGTATCGCAAACCTTGGGTATTGCACTTCAACAACTATCCATTATGTCAAAAAATGGGCATACTTACACTTGGTTGTTAAGACGTCCTGACCATGCAATGGTACTTGAAGTGACAGGGTTCATCAATTCGTACGTGAACAAAAAGAAGGATAACACTACAACAGAAGTTTCACATTCTTCTGCTATTGCTGTTAACCTAGACGACCTTCTTACAGCTTTTGACATGCTGCCAAAGAAAATGTCGTTGTCAGAACGAAAGAGCATTGCTAAACAAATGGCAAACTGGAAAAATTCATAGTAAAGGGGTCATTTGACCCCTTTTTTTAGAATCCTAAATCTCCTCCGCCTGTTTCTTCTGGCTCTGTTCCAGTTTGAGTTTCTCCACCTTCAGCTTGTCCACCTCCTTCAAGCCCTGTTCCTCCTGCTTCTTCTCCACCAAAGCCTCCTAAGTCACCGAAGCCGCCGCCACCTCCTAAATCGCCACCTAGACCACCTCCTAGTCCACCTCCTAGTCCACCTTCAAGTCCTCCTGCTCCCTCTTGGTTCTTTGCTGCGTTTATTCTAGCGTATGCTGCAGCTAATTTTCGTATTTCATCTCGACGTTGGGTTTTGTACTTAATGTTCAATGCCATATCAGTATCGGTCAAACTCATAAACTTTTCAACCAAAAACTTAGCATCAAAGAAATTTTCTTCTCCTGGTGTGCCATCTGGGTTAACAGTTGGTTCTTTGATGTTCATTAATGTTGATATGGTATTTGCTGCTTTTTCTGCAAGCTCACGTTCCTTAGCCTCTGCGAATAGGTTTTCATCAACGAAGTCCAAACCAATAGCAGCCCTTAGTGATTCATCTTTATTAAATTCAGGATGCATTAAGACAAATTGCAACCACATAGGCTTAAGGACTATTTCCTGGAACATTGACCTAACCCTATTGACAAAGTTCTCAAACCTTATTTCTTCCCTTTGTATCTGTTCAGCACCTGATGTCCAAGTACTTGATGGTCCTGCTAAGTCACTAGAGAACCTTGACGCAGGAACTTTAGTTTCTACAATGAACCTTAACCAGAAGTACTTTAATGCATCTACATTTGACAGGTCATACCCCTGTGGTTGGAAGCCATCTATTTCAGTTTGCATACCATCCTTTGTAGGTATTATAAATGTCTTAGCAAATGGGAACTGAACCTGACCGTTATATGAAACTTCTCCAGACTGGTCATCTATTGTCAGTTCTTCCTTATACATACCCCTTAGTTCTGATAGTCTTGTACGTGCCTTTGACTCAGACTGTGTACCTATAGGAACCATAACCTTTACCCTCATCTGGGCATTCCAAACGTTCCATATTATACGTGAGTTCTCTAGGGTTCTCAACATGTTAAATGACCTAACAAGTCTTTCAACATATGAAAGTCTAGAAATAAAATTTCCCCTAGCCCATGATAGGTATATGATATTGGAGTCTAGTAGCTCCCTTTGTTTATGCGCATCACCCCTATACTGTACCCAAACACGGTACTCTTTTCCATCACGGTCCTTTCGTATCTCAGGCTCTATAGATATTGGATCTATTTCCTTAAATCCTATGATACTTTTAGCATCATTAGTGCCTTCACCATCATAGATTATTTCAAATGAAAGGAAACCGTCAATGAGAAATTTTTTCAAGTAGTGCCATGCATCGTGGCCTTTGTTAAAACCAAATGCAAAGTATACTTTTTTATAGGCTTCGTTCAGGTCATTGATGATGTCCTTTGCCTTTTCCTTCTTCAGTACAGCCTTAAGACCTTTAGTTGCTGGGTACGCAAAGTAGTTCTGGGAGTCCAGAATGATAGTTTCATCAGCTATGATCTCTAGAACGTGCTCAATTTCACCGTTCATGGCGAATTTTCGAAGGAAATCCCGTCTTGTTGGGTACTCCTTATCATAGAATGCAATGAACTCTTTTTGTCCAATATCAAGTCCTAGGTATTGACCCTGTTGGTAGAACCCATACAATGAGTCTACTTGGGCTTCTGCTATACCTACTGATTTGGATTGTTTTAACAGTTCATGGTCCCATGTCATCCCTAGCGATGCAAGGTACCTGATATTCTTTTGTATTCTTGATGCTATGCCTGTGTCTCTACTAAGGCTCCTTAGCGTAAATCCTGCCATTCCTCTACAATTTATTTTATATATTTATATAAACGTAGAGGGTAATAGTTCTACCTATACACTAATCCTCCGCATAACTTACATTGGAATGTGTCCTCTAGCACCCCTGTACACACTAGGTAGTACTCATGGCTACAGTTGGCTTGAATGATCTGGAGTTTTTCATTCAGCATATTTAGCTCATACTCACAATTTTCTATTAGTTTTTGAATGACAAGCGCCTCGATATTATTTACACCTTCGAATGGTTCATAGAAATATTTAGGTTGCTGCCGTTTACCCATAACTAGTTCTTTTGTAAAAACCTTATGATTTGTATGACCTGTTGTACATCTGTTATGGTGAACATAGTACCATTCCTAATGTGCTCTAAACCTTCTATTCTTCTTGTGGGCATCATAGTTATTACAACATACTTATCCCTCGAGTGTGAGTACAATAGATGAGTTCGCTTAACAGTTATTCTACCCCTTGATACATAGTACTCAGGAAACGCCTCTTTTATTGTCCTATCTATTGCCAGCGGTAATGGAAGTAGTTCTGTTGGTATTTTTTTGTTAAAGTAATATGTGAACTTATCCTCTAGGTGTTGTAACTGAACACCTACCCTCATCATGCAGGTGCCTTAGGTCATTAAGGACATCATCACATTTTTTTGGGTATAGAATGTCAATGGCTTTCATTTTGAAAGGTAGTAGTATTTATGGATTTCTTTTTGGTTCATTTCCCTAAATGCATCTAGAGGCTCGTAAAAAGGACTTGCATCTTTCACCATGCCATCTTTTAAAGTTTCCATTATCAATAATCTTATGACAATATGGGCATTCAACTTTAGGTTTTGGAACGTTTCGTAACGCATTACCTATTTTTTGTTTTTGTTCTTCTGACATAATAAACCCTTTACGTAATTTGCTTAGTTTTTCCTTAGTTTCGTCTGTCAATCGTTTGCCTTTTTTTGCTTTACTCATTTTACTTATAGATTCTGGTGAATGTTTCTTATTTATTTTTGACAAACTAATTAATCTTTTGGATTCATCTGACATTTTTTTACCAAACATTGGATTATTTTTCCCTGAATTATTTTTTGACATTTTTAATCTTGTTTTATCAGATATTGTTCTTTTCTTATTATTCAATCCTATTTTTATTTTGGTTTCCTCAGAATGACAGCCTTTAACACAATTTCCTCCCTTCCAACTTATATTGTAACCACCTTGAGAAACATGGGTTTTATACATTCTAATATATTTTTCTTGAGCATTAAATGCCTCTTGTTTTGTTAAAAAGAACTCAAGAATTTCTCTTTTAAAATTTTTCTTACCATGTATTTTTCTAGCATTATTAATAGCTATTCCACTTCCTAAATAGTTAATAGTATTCCAACAATTTAAGTCATCTGTAGAATGGTCACCTATATATTGCTTTCCGTTAATCAGATTTGTTGTAATGTAAACAAAATTGTATTTTTTAGACATATTTTTTTAATTATATATCTAATTTTATATGGAATTAATTTACTTTCTTTGATCTCCATAATATATTTTATGAATTTGGTTAAAATTAATATTTTTAAACGCATCAAATGGAGTAAAAAATGGGATATAAATCCATTCATTGTACTCTATCATCCTAAGTCTTTTGACCTTTTCTAGCTTATAAGAACGGTACCCATAGTTGAAGTTATTCCCACTCTTTCTTGAGAATGCCCTCACCATGTCCTGGCCTTTTCCTGACTTCACCACCTCAATGAACCTTTTGTTTAGGGCCAAAAGGTTATTTTGGGATAACTCTTCTGCTTCTCTGGCAAAGAAGTCCTTAAACGTCGTGTAGTATAGATCCAAGAATGATAACCTTATGTCAGGAGGAAGCATGTTCATGTTAATGCCCTTGAACATGCCAGATGACACTCCCATGCAGAATACCATTGGGACTACATCTATGAACTCTTTATGCCCAAACATCAACTGGACCTGGTCTGGTTCTCCATATATGAAAGTATACACCATTCCAGGAATAGGGTAGCCACCATTTAGAGATGCTATCAACCCCTCTTGGTCAGTTGACTCTATTTCAGTCTTCTTGCTTTCACCCTTTATGTTCTCAACAATGTACTTTACATAGAGGGTGTCGTATGCCACCCTCTTTATGTTGTTGATCCCCTTTAGGAACGCATATTCTTCTCTAGGGTTTAGCATGTCATCACTATATCATGTAGAGTATTCTCTACAAAATTTTTCATGTCATCTGTTGACATTTTATCAACACTGTCAGCAGGACTATGTGAATGGTACATAACACTGAAATCAGGTCTTTCATCGACCATATTTAAAGTTGTCAGCACGCATGAGTCATACCCGAATTGCCTAAAAATCATTGCATCATTGAACGGCGTTGAAATACTCAAACTTCTAGGGTACTTGGCTGTGATGCGTCTTCTTAACTCAGAGTTTGAATTGTCCACAAAAAAGTTATTCCCTACACCTGTTAGTTCAAGGTTTAGTATCCATTTAGGGTTAATTCCATTCTTCTTCATGTACTTTGACGCATAGTTCGAACCTGACCCTCCGTAAGGTGGTTCTTCACCATCAAGAATTAGAATATTCACAGAAGGGTTCTTCACCTTATAGGCAATCATGTTGATAACGGAAGCGCTGTTGTCATTTGCGTTATCGGACCTTATGTCTATAATATCATAGTGCGCTGATAGGAACTTATCAGAAGACCCAAAAGCATAGATGTTGTAGAAGTACTTCTTATAATGGTCGCTAAATGTTCTAATAATTTTATACTGAATACCTAACTTGTCCAACAGGGCTGTTAAGAACTTGGCCCTGTTTGAGTAGTTAATCCTATCAGTATCTCGTACTTTACAAAAGTTATACAGCTCTTCATACATATCGATTAGTTTTAATTTGACAAATATAACTACAATAGTTGATATAAAAAAATAAAATTATGATTCATAGTCCCATACGTCATCATTTGACTTCCATTCATTGTAGTACACCTTATGGGCAATTTGTTCTATAGAGCATTTGTTGTCCTCTAGGCACTCTTCTATTTGGACAGAGTGGGATTCAACCCTTTCGTAGGTTTCTAGGTAGTCATCACACTCCTCAGGATCATAGTCCATAAGGTATACTGTTATTGCATCAAATATGTCTTCAAGCTTTCGATTTATCTCATCCTTTGACTTTGGCCTTAGAACTGTATTTTCATTTATTTGCTCCCAGTACTGTTTACTGTAGAATACAACTTCATCAAGGTCAAGTTTCTCCTTATAGCCATCATAAAATAATAGCCCTAATTGTCCCATCATATACTCAATGAACACCCTATATGGTTTGCCTTGGTTGAATGCCTCAACGAATACCTTAAAATGTTCAGCCTGATTACTATCTCGAAATGAATCCTGGCTTAAGTTTAAAAACCCCTCATAATCCATAGAATCAGGGTTAATAACGTCATCTGTTGATACTATGCTAAGGATATCAAGGATGCTTGATACAGTGAACTTGTGTTCTTCTATAACTTTAACACGATCGGCTGTGATGTTTTTTCCCGATTTAGGAGAAAGTACAGACTCATTTACTGGTTTTGCTCTCATATCATTCAATTATTTGTATTTCTTACTTGACTTTTGTATTGTCAAAGTCAAACCTTCCTCCTAGGATCCCAAGCCTGTTCATCACATCCTCAGTAAACACATAGAAGTATGCTCCATTGCGTTTTGCCCATTCATCTATGGCAGCAAACTTGGCCTCATTGATTAAGTACTCCTTGGCCAGCATATTGAACCTCTTTTGCTCCTTTAGGCTAGAGGTTTTTGACGGTGGAACTGGTTTTTTGAGTTTTCCCTTTGGTTTTACCTCAATGAACCATTTTTCTGGCCTACTCCCTCCTTTGTCTATCTCAACCCAAAAATCTACGTTGTAGTTCTTCACCACCCAGTTTCTTGGATTGTTTGGATCAAGACCAAGTTTTTTGCATTCATCTAGTTTAGACACCCTATCATAGTATGGAACCTTTATTGGTTCTGATGACCATCGAAGTATAGAAGGCGACGAGTCACACCATTTTATTAGGGCAAATTCCCAAGAACTCCTATAGATGATAAGGTTTGGGTCGCCTACGTACTTTCCAGGGTTCTTTAGATCCTTAAAGTACCCTTGGTGTGTTTCTCCTTTTTTTAAAGAGCCATTCTCGTTGAAGTTATTCTTCTTAGGTACGTGCCACCTTTTGTAACCGTCGTTGAATCCCATTATTCGTAAAGTAAATTTTCTAGTTGTTTGTATATAGATCTTTGTTTCTTAAAGGCCTCTACTTCAAATGGTCTTTCGTCATACTTCATAGAAGGAACTATTGTATCCCCTTTCCATATGTATGAGTTGACATTTAATTCAAGGTCTCCTCTTTCATATTGGTGTATATGCACAAATTCATGACACATTGTGAGTTTTATCTTTGAAAGACCCATCTCAGGATTTAGAAATATGATGTACTTGTGCCTTCCAAATGGTAACTGTTGAACTATTCCATAGTACTCAACCTCTCCTCTATTGAAATTTCTTGGCATATTGTACACTTTAACTTCTATAGTGTCAAATTTAAAAATTAAATGTGACAGTACTAAGGCTATTGTGTCAACCTTTGGCATGCTGGTCATATTTGTGACCACTACACTTTTAGGAAATGTATGTTTGTTGAAGTGACGTCTGTCCATTAGCTGTTGACGCTTGTTGAGAAGCACGACAGCCAACAGTACTGTTATGATTGTTAATGCTATAAATACTATACCCTTTGTTTTCATTAGGTGTTTTTAGTATTTATCAGTGGTCATGGAACTATATCAAAGTTTTTAAGTTCATTGTAGTACACTTCTGCGCCAAACCCATCATTTCGTACTAAGAATACTTGTTTTGATGAATCGTCATTTCCTGAAATAACAAATTGATCGCCTATTCTTAAGTCGATAGGTAATACATCAATTCCACCAGGAAGAGTGAACCTAGCAGTAAACTCAGATGTGCATTGTATTAATTGTCCTATTTCAAATGGTTCCATACCTATTGAACTGTTATGTATGTTAACGTTGGTACTGACGTATGGACAAGTGTCCAATTGGTTTTATCATACGATAAGTACACAGACAGCTGGTCTATTGCTATAAAAGCAGCTCCTCTACCATAACTGCTAATTGACAATAAGTGGACTACTGCAGGAAGTGTAGCGACAAGATCTACTCCATCCTTAGCAGCGTTAATTTTATACAACCTGTTGTCATTACGCGCCCATAAGTACACCTCATCTGTCGTTTCATCAGGTGAAAATGTAACGGAAACATTTGTACCAAATGGAGAGGTGAAGTATGACCATGACGAACCTTGGTTAGACGAAATATATATACGATTATTTGCAGGGTTGTCATAGACTATTATAGATGCAGATCTATTCATAGTTGCCCTGCTGTCAGTAGAGTTTGTTAACGCAGTATAACTTGCACCATAGTTAGATGAAAAACAAACCTGTTTGCTCCTTGCCCCATAAAAATTGATGACATACTGTCCAGAAGAGCTACACCTAACAACTGTGTAGTCTCCTGTACCATTATTGGATATAAGAGACCAGTTTGCTCCTTGGTTTGTTGATCTTCCTGTTGTGTTGTTCATCATACCAGCAAATACATAGCTCTCGTCATCACTTGAGTCAAAACAAACAGCATTATTCCCCATTGACATTTGTGTAAAACTGTCCCCTGCGTTTGTACTTTTTAATCCGCCAACAGCAAACCCTCCAATGTAACACGTATTGTTTTGTTTATTCCAGTGAGTAAATTCTCTGCTGTCTGAAAAGTATTGCCATGCCCATGTTTCACCAGCATCATGAGATATGTGCTTTATTACACCTGATCCTAAAGACCAAATGACTATGTCCTGCAGGTTAGGCGAAACTGTGGTTCTAGAGCCAGCTCCTTGTGTCATTGATAGGAATTGGTATGTCATAGTGTAGCTTCCAGTTGACCCGTCATACCAATTTGACCCTCCATCCAATGTGTACTTTGGTTTATAGAGGTTTGACGCATGCCCAATAGCTAAAAATGGTGGTGTTATTTCTTGCCCATATGTAAGAAAAGGACTTCCTGATTGAGGATAGTACAGTAGTTGTCCATTATAGGTCAAGTACTTCATTACAACCCGTTAAATTGAGTAGATATTAGAATTGCTAACTGATACTTTTTTTGACTTTGGCATCTGTCCATATAGCTTTCTCCATCCCTTGGCAAACCCGTTCTTTATGATTTGTGTAATGTATGCAAACGCATTGGCTGATTTCTCAGGGTCATATGACCTCCAGTATAGGTAACAATCCATTATGGCAAAACTTATACAATCTTCCCTATCCTCTTCGTATATGTATGTAAAGTTAGCTGCGAACTTATTGGACATAAGGATGAACATCTTAAGTGCGTTGTCAGTTAGCTTATCATTGGCCTTTGACAGGATCAGTTCTTCCCTTAAGTCCTTGTTTTTTACGTGGTGTACTCCCATATCAAAAAATATTTTTAACAGTTTTTTAACAATTTTATTGTTGTTATTTACACAACATGTATTAATTTTGCTAGTTTACTATTGTATGAAAAAAAGCACATCAAGTTTTGATGCGCTGCCGGTAACTGTGAAAAATATTTTCTACTTGTCAGTTATAACACTAAGAGTTTTCTCTAACTCAGATATTTGTTGTTCTTGTATTTTTATCTGGGTTGCCTGCTCTTTAAATGTAGAGTCAATCTCAGGTATCTTTTTATCCAAGAATGTAGATAGCTCAACATACTGGTTTTTGACCTCTTGGATGTCGCTTCTCATCTTGGGCTTTGCCGCAAATATGTCAACTATTATGTATAAGAATAGCACAGCTACTATTGCAGAAATGATATAGGTTTGTGATGTTCTCCACTTTCTTTCCATATGGCACTAATTATTTTTTATGGGGATCAACCTTGGATTCTTCAAGGTTAGGTGTTTTTAATGATTCATTGTAAATTTTTGAAATCTTCTCAAAGGACTCATTCAATAACATAATCCTCTCTATAATTTCATCAGTATTTTTATCGCTAGACTTTAGGATCATGTCAAATTTTCTATTTGTTGTAGAGTTTAGTTCTTCTACCAATGAATGAAGGTTCTTTAAGTACATTATTACCTCTTTGTTGTACTCGTCCTGTTCTCTTTTGAAGTTTTCAAAGTTGTCAATCAGCTCGTATGTAGCCGTTATACCACTCTTCATGGCTTCTAGTTCTTGTGATCTTGATTCATCTATTCGTTTAGAGAACAAAAAGTACAATGTAGTTATTAGAACAGCAAATACCAGTACGTACTTGAGTGTGACTGGGGTTTTTTCCCAGAACCTATTTAGGTTAAACTTCTCAAATGATACTTGTAGCATTTCACGTGTGTTATTTTTATACTGTTAGTGTTCTTACTCTTGATCTTGGCATAGTAGCTGGGCCTGTCATACCAACAATTCTAACTGGGTCAGCGTCGCCTATGGCGCTTGTGTAGTCAATGGCATTTACTTTTACATTGTCTATAGCCTCTCCAGTCATTTCGTCTATTATTACACCGTCAACATACCCCTCTTCATTTGCAAAATCATTGACGTCTTCTAGAATTTTTACTTGGTTCTTTTGTAGAAGAACATTCTTTCCTTCCACCATTACATTTAGAACAGTATCATTCTGGCCATTTTGCCAGTCAGAGTACTTCACAAAGCATTTGTCAAGTTTTACTGGAACTGTACCTGCATAAATACCACACCTTACGTACTGTTCAAACAATGACTTAGTTGTGATATTCTGTAATGTTTCTTTATCAAATTCAAATGGGGGTTTTACTTCTGCGACAGTAGATTCACCCTTGATCTCCTTTTTATTCACAAGACTAGTTGACCCTTGTACTTGAATTAATAGGTCATCTCCTATTTGGCCAACAACAAACCCTTTTTTACCGTTTACCTTTACACTGCTTCCTAACTGAACTTCATTCAGCTTAGCTGGCTTTTTTTTTACAAACGCAGCGCTTTCAACAACCTTTTTGGGCTTAGCACTTTCAGCTACCTTTTTCTTTAGGTAAACTTTCTTCTTTTTAGTTTCTTTCTCTTCTTTATTGGAAGTTTCCTCTTTTACGAATTTGGACTTATTCAATCCATTAAAATTTTCTAGAGGCTCTTCTTTTTTCTTTTTCTTTTTTTCTTCATCCTCGTCTTCATCCTCATCCTCATCCTCTAGACCAAGTCCTTCATCGCCTGGTTCGTCAGTGTCGGCTTCATCCTCTATTTTAATGTCATTGTCATCAGATGATGTTTCTTCTTCTTTCTCCTTTTCTTCAGCCTCTTTCTCTTCCTTTTCCTTTTCAACTCTTTCTGCTTCAGATTCAGCTTCTTCAGAACCTAAGTTTACTTGGTCATCTTCAATAGCAGGAGTATCTCCTATTAGTTGTGTATCTTCCTGGTCAAATGTTACAGCAGATGCAGGTCTGTCAGCATTACCACCTACTTCAGTTCCGTTAGTGTTCTGACCATTTTGCCCATTAACTTCTTGGGGGATTGGTACAATATACTTTTTTCCATCTACGTTTATGTCAATAGAAATAGCCTCATCAATGGCCTCAGCCCTAAAGTACTTTTCTACATTGTTTAAGTAGTCTGAGTACTCAGCCTTTACCTCACGAAGTTCATCTTGAAGAGCTTCAATAACCTTTTGTGTAACTTCTTTTTTGTATGGGGAATTAGCAAACTCATTGATCTTTTGTGTGAGTTCTGCTATGTATGCATTGTACTCACTCTTGGTTTCTGCTATCTGTTCATTGATCTTTTGTTCATCTGGTAAAAGACCCTGGTAAAGTGATGTCACATCAAACTTAAGGTGCTCCATCATAATACCCTTTGCCTGCATAGGATTTACATTCCTATAGAACGTTGATTTGGCCAATTTTGGGTTATGGGTAGTGATGAACACATTGTCCCTTAACTTGAAAATATCAGCGGCATGGCCGGCATTTTCCTTTAAGTAAACCCTTTTAACAAAATCAATCTCAGCAATTTCGTTAAAGTTGTTGTTGACAAATTCCACTAAAGAGTAGAATTCGGTGTTCCCCGCCCATTTAGATATGTCAGACATGTTCTTAACATCATCTGCGGATAGTTTAGACCCATTAACTACTATGCCACCTTCATTTATGGTAGCCTTCATGTTCTTTCCATCAAAAATGGTCACGCCATTCTTATTGACCTCGATATTAGGCCTTGAGAGAACTTCACATAGCGACTTGAACTCTTCGTCAAGTCTTTCTACCTCTTGGTTAGGAAGCCTACTTATGTTATTGCCTTTTTTAACATAGAATGTCCTATTTACAGCAAACACAGCTTCATTTTCTCCTATGTATAGTACAGGAGAGTATACTTTTTCTATATCACACTGTGCATTGGCATACTCAAGTTGAAGTTCAGTCGCATCCATAGTTATGATGCTTGCCAGATCCCTTATGAATGGGTCGTATGTAAACTTAATGAGTGTTTCAGATAATTGGTGCTTGGTTTCTTGGTTCTTATTAGAAAGGTAGTTTTCTAGAACATCTGATATCAGCGGTACAAGGTAGCTGCTCCTAGACTCCTTCATGGTCTCGATGATCTTTGTGATGTCAACATCATTCTTGTACTGGCTAACTCTATCAGATATTTCCTTGATGGCATTACCAACTGTTGGGAAGTACCCAAAAGGACTTAGCGCTGATATGAACTGTTCGTACAGTCTAGTTTCATGAACACCCCTATCGAGAGCCTCTTTGAATTGTTCAAGGACTGCCTTTAACTCTTTACTCTCATTGAGTTTTGTAATGGCTTCCCTTACACCTAAATTTTTTACAGAGTACACCCTTTTTTGTGATGACACCCATTCATTTACCTCACTTAGGCTGTTGTACTTTGATAGGCTGTTGAAAAGGTTCTTAACGGTGATATTCTCTATTTCATGCTTTGCGTCTGGAGTTACACCATTATAGATAGACGATGTGATGGTTGACAGTGCGCTCTCACAAATATTCTTAACCTCAACAGAACCTGTTTTTTCCTTTAATTCGATAATCTTGTTTATCATCATTGTTATGATTTATTTGATAATTAGGAGTGTTTTTTCTTATATATTTATCATTTTTAAACACTCTTAGACTATTTTTATGTTATTCACTACACCAAATGTATCTGGATCATTTGCATTTGATATGTATATATCTATGTGTTTAAAATCTACAGTACCTGGGAACACTATCGACACGCTTGGATCTACCACTATTTGTGACGCAACATTATACTGTATATTTGCCCATATTGCACCATCAGGGGTGTATGATACATTACCTGCGTCATCCTTCATTTCCAACTGTATATTCATTGAACAGTCCAATAGTCCTGTTGTAAAATAACCACTATCTAAAATTTGGAATGATGAAGATGTAATCATTTTACTGGTTAGGTCTGGTGTTATCTTGACCAAAGGACGTTTTGATACAGACACATACTGGTTCTCTTCCCATATTAGTTCAGGCTCTTTATACGCAGTGAATGATGTTGGTATGTTCCATAAAAAATACTCATGGTTGGGCTCCATGAGTTGTATGTCAAACCTTTCGTTCTGCGCATAGTAGCTCCACTGTATGTTAACCCTATTGACTATTTTACCCCTATCCTTAACTGACCATTCAA